GGGTCAATATAGTATGGTCCGTCAAGAACTACATCGAGAACGTCACAATATCCAGCTCTGTTAAGAACATTGCCTGATTTGTAATCAATTGGATTGACAGCGCTGTCAACGCCTTTATTAATGAATTCACTATGAGCAATCCATGATCCGTTATCAGCGCAAATGATGTCAACATTTTCACCAGCACCGTACTGTTCTACTTTAGCATTAATAGGTGAAGCCGCGGCTGTAGTTGCGGTTTTCCACGGGTTTTGTTTTGTCTGCATTCTATATAACGCAGTACTTCTATTTATTGTGGGTTCGACGCTTGAAAAACTACTTTCAATAGTACCAAATGCAGTTGTCCACGACTGCCAGTTATTGTAAGGCTGATCGTATCTGTCTTTTTTACTTCCCCATATTTGATTTTTTAATTCATCAGGCGGAGGCATAAACGTTTCAGGATAGCGATTGGGGCTTAGGTTAATTACCTTTATCCGCGGATCAGCTGAAAGGCTATCAGCCTCATCTTCAGTTAATAAAAATTCACCGCGCGTATCGCTATGCTCTTTAGCATCAGTGCATTCGACCGCTCTATCTGGTATCGTAGCCGGAGTAGAATCAGATGTCTTTAGCTCAGCTTCTATTTCAGTAAACTCGGCTTTATTATTTGTGACTAGAACGTAATACTTCTCAGACATATATCACCTATACAATATTAATGGTGTTACCCATGCCCGAGTGTGCAGTACATTGGTAATACAATGTTGCTGGTGCACCCATCGGCACTTTAAATACAACCGTTCCTACAGCTTGTGTATTTCCTGTTATGCCCTCAGCATAAGCAGATCCACCGTTACTTGTTCGTATTTGAAATGGATGACCAGAAGCATTGACTTCAAAGTAGTATGTCTCACCTCTACGCAAATAAAGAACAGGATCATTTGTTGATGAAGTAAACCAATGATTTTCTGGATCGTTAAACACATAATCACTAGCGCCGCTACTTGTTACATTAAAGACATTAGAGCCTTTAGTCATTGGATGCCACGCGCTATGTTCGTATATTTCTATTTGATTATTTGTCGTATTGTAGATCATTTCTCCGTTTGAAGCAGAAAGAGCATTCCGTTGAGTAGTTGTAATATTTGCCAGTCTGAATCCACCACCTGCTCCACCGTTCTGGCCTACAATAACAGAAGTACCAACATTCATTGCAATAGAAGAACTAGATTGGATAGTAGGAGTACCAGGATCTGTAGTAGTAATATTATCGACAACAAGTCCAGTAGAATTAAAATATCCTACATCTGTACCACCAATTTTAATATCAATCTGATCATCAGTACTTGCATGCAAAGATGTATCGCCATCGATATCTAATACTAACTCAGTGCCGTTCATATCAATTGTTTGGCCTTGACCAACATATGAACCAAAATCACTAATTTGAGATTCAGTAATTGACAATGCAGCTTGGTGCTGGGTTACGTTACTTTGAGCTACACGGCTATTATTTAAAGTTCCAGAACTAACTTGACTTGCGCCGATGGTTATAGCAGACGAATGTTGAGATACAGCAGATGCTGGAACGTTTGCGTCAGGTATATTAGCCCAAGTAACGTTAGCGGTCAAATCATTTGTTTCAGTGTAACTTGTCAGATAGCCAGAAAGATCTGGTGGAGTATATGTTGTTACACCTGTACCATCATTATATGATAAGTTAGCTGTTCCTGCAGCTGCGACGGATACGCTAAAGTCAGTATATGCCAGACCTCCACCGCCTCCACCGCCACTTACATCAGAAGCAACAATGAATTTAGCTGTGTCAGAATCCCATTTAAGGATTTTGTTATTTGAAATACCAGACATATTAACGTTAGTTAGTTCGCCAATACTATCAGTACCTTCTCTTGCTTGCACGTATGCACTGTCAATAAGCGCAATAGTCTTGGCCGAGTCAATACCAGTTCCAAGATCTGCATTATTAGCAAGCTTTACCCAAGCTCCGCCATGCGCAAAGTATCCTGCGCCAGTTCCATGGACATGAGCGAACATTCCATGATACGTCGAAGCATTTGGAAGAGCTCCTTCAGAATCCCACATATTGGCATAGTAGATTTTTTTAGACCCGAAATCTACGTCTGAATCGCCTGCTAGTGTATTGATATGTGAAGGAATAACCTGTGCGTTATCTAATGCTTGTGCAATAGATGTGACTGCAGCTGAGTCAAGATCAGCGTTTTGTAATGTGGTAAAGTTGGCATCGAGTTCGACGTGGGTCAATGCCGTCCCTTTACTATTTCTTAATACTATTGCCATTTTTTACCTCTAAGTAAGTTGTACGTAATTTGAGTCGACATATCCAATTGCCATATATCTTGGATTACCTGCATCAGAATCATAGAACCATCTATTTCTATCTAATGTTTCAATGTCATTACTCATTCTTACGCCGTATGCGTATACAGCGTCTTTTGCCGAATCATCAAATGTCGGCGAGTTAATATCTTTTGCCTGATCAATTCTACCATAAGAAGCAGCAAATATATCTGCTGGCATATCTTTGAATCGATTTACTGTTGCTTTCAAACTGATGCGTTCTACAACACTATCAGAATCTCCATCGTCTGGTAATATACCTAACGTTTCTACAAGTCCAAATGGAATTAGAGCGTTTGCGGTACCTTCTACAACAAGAGGCGGCGGAGGCTCAGCTATGTTATCTGGCATAACCAAAAGTTCAGAGTTAGTAGACGGTAGTTCGAGAACAACTTCACCACCTAAAAAGAATCCAGCCGGATGCACAAACTTTTTATATAGATCTTTCCACGTATTAAGCGGAATAGCCGATTTAATAAGTACTGAGAATATTTGGTATAACCCGCCGTCTTGTATATAATGCAAAGACTCAGTACCAATAGTCGACTGTGAAGAATTTAATGTAAATATTCTATTTTTAGGATAATCTACTTCAACATCAATACCAAAGAAAGCTCTAAAGAAACCTTCGGCAGAATATTTTGTGCCCTTTACTCGATAAAAGTTTGCAAAGTTACGAAGAACTTCTCTTGGCTCATTAAAGTATGTAGCGTTAGCGCCATCAGCGATTGTCTTAAATATAAATTCTAGATTTTCTAGATCAGTACTTTCAATATCATATAGACTGAACATCTCATGAATAGAACTAATTGACTGGTCAGAATCAATGTATTCATAATAACCTTCAAGAAAGCTAATTAGATTCGGATATTCACTAGTAAAATACTGAGGCAGTACCTCGGTAACACTATAGTTCCTAAAACTAGGGCTTATACGATTAAAGTCTGCCTTATGAGCCATAGCTTACGGTCACTCCAACGCCAGTATTTATATTACCACTTAGAGTTACCTCAGTATCCTGTCTGTCGATTTGACCAGTTGTAAACGATGGACCCTCATCTATATCTAAGATGTAGCTACGTAGTGGTCGAATTGTTGCTTGATTACCTGGAGTGCATGATATTTTAATATAGTCAACACCAGCTGTAATAGCATCAGGAGCAAAACCAGTAATTGTAACAATTCCATTTAGTCCGTCATACGATCCGATATTATCAACTTCAACTGTACCGGTATTATCAAGAATCTGAAGTTTAGTTGAGCTTAAAGCATTCTTAATTGAGCAAACTTTATTATTAAAAATAAATGTAGAAGATGTAATAATATTATCTGTAGTAGATGGCGAAGAGATTTCAACAGGAAAGTATATATCGTATGAAGCACTTTGTGTTAAATCTGGTATAAATCTCTGTTGCATTTTTACAGTTGCTTTAGAGTTTAGAATCGCTCCACTTAAATCATCAATCTGCGTTAAAAGTTCTGACCGCCTAAATACACCACTAAATTGTTTAAGATTAGATTCAACGTATCTTTTCAGTTCGTTAAACACGTTAGCTTCTGTAGCTTTAATTGTTTGACCGGTTAAACTAGGATCAAAGTTGAATGTGAGAACGATTTCTAAATACGTTGTAATTGGATCTGAAAATTCAGTATCGATAGAAAGAATCGCAAGGTTAGATGATATGTCACTAGTAATGGCATTTTTAACTGCAGTTTTCTGTTGCTCTGTAGTACCGTCTTCAAACACAAGAGAAACCATAACTTTACCAAACTTAGCTGGTACATTATCTTCTCCGCCCCATGCAATAGAATCTACAACAGTCGGATAGTTTCTTTGAATAACCGCTTTATAATCATCAGCAGTAACAAGACGCTGTTGAGCAGCAAAAGCAATAGGAGCGTTAAGCCTAATTGATTCTATAGATTGTTTTGGCCCGCCAACGCCTGATCTAGCAACAGTCGTAATTTGTAAAGTATATTGTTGTCCGTTCACTGTCACTTGACTTGTAGGCGAGAATACGTTTGCCCCATTCGCGGCTGCACCTATACAACTTAGATATTGTACCTGGATAAGAGATCCAGCATCCGGAGCTTTACCAAATGATATGCCATCGCCAAAGTTTAATTCGTAAAAGCCGTTAGGTGCTTCTGATATCTGATAATAACGTGATTGAGAATTAACCGTTACAGCACTTGTAATTGGCGTATACGTAATATAGTTTGAAGAACTTGGTGTATCGTATACACGAATATCCGTGGTTGTTGTATCAATTGTATCATCTTGTATAACGTACAGCTGGCGCTCTCCGGTTTCACCGACATAAAATCTTTTTTGCGCAATCGTTCCTTCGTAAATTAGAATGTCACGTGTTCCATCTGAGTTTAAGAAGTTATACACACCAGTACCATTATCAGTAGCAGTCAGATCGGCAAGCGTTCTATACGTGTATGTTGTTTCTCCAACAGCAGAAGTAAAAGTCGTACCAGCTGATAATACAACTGCAGACGGACGATTGGCTAGTCCTGCAAGGTTGATTGCCAAATTTACTGTAGCGCGGGATGCAATGCGAGATCTCGGTACATAACCCAAAGTTGCGGCATGTGAGACCACAGAGCTACGTAGCTGAGCTGTGGTTAAGAAAGCTTCATTCAGTGCAAAATTGGCTGTTAGTGCATTATAGTGAGTATTATATGCTAATACATCAAGAATATTTGAGATGCCTGAGGCTTCAAAATTAAAGTCAGCAAATTCATTTTTGTTTTGTAAGAAAGTTTTTAAATTATTCTTAATATTATCAAAGTCAAGTTGTGTATTTTGTATAGTAGTTACCATATTATCTTAGCCTCGATAAATTCGTTTCTATTACAACCTGTTGACCAGTATTAATAATGCCAAACGTTGTAGTGATATTAACTCTGTTTGAATCTGGAGCAAAAATTATTCTAACAGATTTAACAGTGGCCCGTGGTTCAAATGTTTGAACTGCAAGTTTAATAGCTAATTCTATTTCAACTTCGGTATCTTCATCAAAGTTTTCAAAAAGCATATTGCCAAGACCACCACCAAATCCGGCTTGAAACGGTCTTTCATGATAACCAGTCATAAGAATATTTTTGACTGCCTGTTTAACCGCAGCAATATCTACTTTCTTATATAGATCACCGGTAGGTGTAGCTAGAAAACTAAGATCGATATCAGAATAATTTTTGTCACGGGAAGTAACTATACTCCCGGTTGCCAAATTACCATCTTCGATTGCAAATGCTCTTGTTGCCATGTTTTTTCCAGATATTTCTATCTATTTATAAGGTTCTTAGGCGAGTATTTCTATAAGTTCACCAGTTGATTGTAAATTACCGTTATATAATGTCTCTAATTCTTTTTTAAACTTTGTACTATAGTTTTCAGGAATTTCTGGCATTTGTAATATTACATGACACTCTAAAGATTTATCAGGATTAAATCGATCGTAGTCTAATATTACTTTATCATATAACAAAACATCTTTCCAGTACACAGCTAAATCAAACATCATAGCATGATCTGGTTTTCCATTAGTGTCGATCAATTGATATACTACAACCTGACCCTTCGAAGCCAAGTCATTTAATCCACCGATTACAAGGTTCTCATTTGCGGCTTTACGATATAGACCTTCAATGACAATAAGTCTGTGATGCCTAAATTTGCCAGTAGAAGAATTAATTCTTGCCATTGCTTCAGCTTGTGGATATAGATTACGAGCAATCTTTAATCTATCTGCCTGTGCAGGTATGTGATTGAGATTCGTTTTCTCTCCTACACCACCTAGAAATTTACCAATACTTACACCTTTTGCCAGCTTAGTACTAGCGCTAATAAATGAAACATTATTAGGATTGTACTGCGGATCTGGTATAATTTGCTTTTGACCAGGATTAGGTTTAAAATATTCACTTCCACCGTATTGTGTCATAATATCTCCTAGTGCGCAAAGTTATCTACGTTTTCAGTTACAGAAGGACTAGAGCTAGCTGATCTTCCAAGCTTAGATGGGTTTGGAGAAGAATATCCTGCATCTAGTTTACCTTCAGCAATCTGAGTTGCCGTAAAGTCAGTATTGTTTCTATTGTTATTATCTCTCATCTTGGATCTCACCTCAGAAGAAGTCAACTGTCTATCCGCTACACCACCTGTTGCTTTAGATCTGACAAGACCTTCGGACATAGCATTGTTAGGATCTACTTTAACCTTTTGAATACCAAAGCTAGACTGCTGATATGTAGTTGCAATTGCAGCATTTGGAATTGCCGTTGCTTTGATATCATCCGGAAGTATGTCTGTATCGATAGCATTGTTTGTAATGGCTGCGCCAGGCGCGCCTACATTACCTGCTGAACCTGGACCTGTATCTGGGTCAGAATACAGCTGGTGTCTAGACTTTCGTGTTTCTTCTGCGACACCATCTAAATCCCCATGGAATGTTGGGCTTGTCATACTATTACTTGCTACAATATCACCATCTACTTCAATACGTACGGCACGAATCGTATCTACATTAATAGTGCCTGATCCACCTTCGCCATCGCCTAGCCATAATGTATTACCTAAATGGTGGTTATATGAATATAGTACAATGTTTTCACCGCCAAATGTGCCAACATCCCCAAAGACTGATAAATCAGTTGCGTGAATGTTTGTATTAGGTGATGTCATGTTCTGTTGTGTCTCTGATGTGATACGTTGAGATCCTGAAGCAAAGACTCCCATGTTGCCTTCGCATGCGATTTCCATATCACCTTTAACAGCTTGTGTACTTCCGGCAAGAATTATCTCTGATTTCGATTCGTTTATTGTATTTGAGTAATGACCCTTGACTGTATTACCATAGTTCTTTTCAATAGTAGTACGTTTACCACCATCGACTTGTTGAACGATATCACCTGATATAACTTGATTTAAGTTACCACCGACATTCATGTTATAATCACCAGCAACATCAACGTTCAGACTTCCTTGGTATGTCATGTGAGCATTGCCTTCAACGACAACGTGTGCATCATTACCAGTACTTACAAGCATATCATTTATAGAACTAAGGTACACTGTACCATCTGGTTTTATCTCTATACCTGCACCTGAATGATGACGAATCATCATACGCTCATTACCTAGTGTATCGTCCATCTCAATGATGTGTCCACCTGGTGTTTCCCATATTGTATTGTGAGGATATTGCGGTAAAGGAACAGCTGCATTTTCTTCAGGAGTACCAGTACGGGTTTTTTGTAACGTAGGAATACCGCCATTTGTTGCGAGATCATTTCTTTTTGCAGCCCTTGCAGCACGGTTAATAGACGACTGATATGAGTAATCGACACGTGGAAAAACTCCGGCTGGATCTTGAAACCCTGTCGGAAAGACTCCTTGAGTATAAATTTGTTGACCGAAAATCTGTTCTCGATTCTGTAGGTCATCATTATCTGTTGTCATGCTGTTGCACTCGCTCTGTATGTTTGTAATTCAGCTACGGTTAATGGTTGAGATGTCGCGCTACTAACATTCTTTTTACCAAAGTTTGTAAATACATAATTTGCTACACTAAACCCTGGATCTATTTTTTGTGATGGATCAGTATCCATATGGCCAAACGCCTGTCCTCCTGGAAAGGCTTTATAGAATGTAGACATAAATCTATTAAACGCAACGTTCTGCGCAGCAGTAAACGAAGAAGATCCTGTAGGTGAATTAGATCCATTACCTGTACTTGGAACAGTATATCCACCGACAAACGATACGCCTATGCTTTGATTATTGTGACCGTTTGCCTTTGCATGCGCTCCAGTATAGTTAATAGGTCTACCGCGTTCTATCGTACCGTCTCTTCGAATTACATAATGATACCCACAACCCGACCATCCTCGGGCCTGGTGCCATGAGTGTACATCCTCTGCACCAATGTCCTGATCTATATATGTTCCAGTCCAGTGCACTACAACCTCAGTTATATCCCTTGTTGCAGATACAAAATCAGCTTCTAATTCTTCTGTTCCGGCCACTGTTGTAAACTGATATGGAATACTGCTATTTCCTGTGCCGGAAGTTCCTGAGCCATATCTATTTGATGGTGTAAATTGACCTTCCCATCCAACAGCGTTAGATCCAATTTCAAACGTAGGTAAACTAGTAGATGCTGTATATGTTACTCTTGTAGTAAACTTAGTATCAATACCGTAAATCCTATCTTCTATTACGCCTATTGGTAAATCAGAACTAGCTGCTGTTAATGCTATAGCCGCAGCGTAATTTCCGTTGGATATAAGAGTTACAATATTGTTTCGCGCTATATCAGTAAGCCCACCGCCCGTAAGATCATTAATAACAAATCCTATCGGTGTGTCAATTGTATCAACAATTGCCTGTAATATTGGCTTAATCGCCGTACCGATAGTAAGATCTACTTTTTTATTAAACTCAGCAATAATAGGATTAATGATTGCTGAGATATCTCGGTTAAACGCCTGAGTCATAAATCCCTGAAGATTTCCACTTTGTGCTGCACTGACAGCACCTACGATCTGTGCTAATGGATTTGACGAAGCACTTCCAAGTAATCCTTGCATACCATTCGCAGACGATGCACCATAATAGCTAAGTAAGAATCCTTTTGCCGGACTTGATCCCGTGAGTACGCCAAGGGTACCTAATACAGTAAGCACATCAGTAAAATTTGCATTGCCAGAAGCTAGACCGCTAAATGCTCCTTCTATCTCTGTAATTAAATCAGCTGCAAATCCACTTACACCTTCGGTTAGCTTAGCAATACCGATACCAAATAACTGATTGCCGCCTTGACCTGGATAATCTTGAAGTTGGTTTACCGACATAAAACCGTTTAACGTTTGGCCAACTAGCTGACCTAGCGGAGATGTTATCGCAGCATTATATTCACCCGTCAGCGAAGGTACAGCATTTTGAAAAGGCTGAGTAGATAAACGCTGGTCAAGAGTTGACATGTAGCTATTTGTTTTTGTAAACGTAACCATTATACAGCAGTTCCTTCAGTCAATTGTAATACTCTATATGCTTCTTGTATTCTCTTTTGTAAGTGTGCACCGCTACTTCTTTCGTACTGGCTGTCAAACACAAAAGCAGCTTGTTCTACAGTACTAGAACTTTTTAAATTAGTGTTAGCATTAACGTTTAAGTTGCCACTCTCGTTATCTGGATTATTTAATTCGTGCACGATAAAATTTAATTGATCGTTAAATGTGCTTTGTGACCAAGACTTTCCATATACTTGTTCAAATATAGCTCTGCGGCCTGGTCCCCATTGTGCAATACCTCTTGCATGTTTCCCAGGGCCTTGGTCGTTGTGAGCTACTGCCGAGAAGTTTAACTCTTCACCCTTATATCGTGACTCGACCATAAGGTTTCCAACAACGGCTGCAGCTTGTTCTTTTGTGTAACCTTGATTTCGAAAGAACGTGTATGCTTCCGTAATTCTTTCTGAGTTAGTACCTAACGGAGCCTGATAATTATTACTCTCAACACTTCCGTCTGTTCTTGCACCTGGATCTGTGCTAGCTTCTTTACCAGCGGCACCTTCTTTCCATTGAGCATTTGCCAGTTGTTGTTCAGAAGGTATTTCTATTTTTGGCATTACTCCGACAACACATGGTGCTTGTGATCCTTTACCATCTAGGAATATTCCCATGACTTGTGCACCTGGCAAAAGCTGTGGGGTAATACCTATTCCGGAAGTACCACCGTTATTTGTTTGTAATACAGTTGCCCATGGTAAAGCTCCGGTAGGAATTTGTAGGTTGTCTCGTGAATGTATGCCAAAGATTCTAACCTGAGCTCTACCCAATTCTAGAGGATCGAGCACGTTAACTACAACACCGATCCACCACCTGACGTTATCTCCATAAAATTCCATCATTGTGGGCCACCTGCATCAACATTATAACCTGGAGGTGTATTATACACAGAGGTATTACCTTTGTAGTTTGATAATTTAACTAAACTCATTTTTGTCTGATAATTATCTTTCGTAAACATATGTCTTGTCGCATACACCAAATAGTCTCCAGATCTTTTTCTGTCAATTGGTTCATCGACTTGTTTAGTATCACCTAATGATATAAACGAAATTACTCTGCCTATCGTTTTGTTTCCGTTTTGGCCTTGAGGCATTGTGTGTAAACCTGGAACCATAATATCAATAGCTTCTTGGCCTATAAGTTTTCTTAAAGATTTCTGAATAGCTTTAGATGTATGTGCTGCTGTATTATATTCTTCGTACGGATTTTTCTGATCATAGTATAGTAATGATGGAGCAAGCAGATTAAATCTTTTAGTCTGGTATTTACTTATTGCTTTAGAACCAAAAGGAGATTTTGTATCTGCTACAGGATAAGCTTCGGCTCCAAGTATGTTTTGAAGTGTAGTATCTAAGTCATAGTTGAAACTATATTCTAATGCATGGGTAGGATCTACAAACTCATACGTGGCTCCAAGATCACCATCAAGCAATAACTTAAGTGTGTTATCATTTGATGTCGTAGTCATCTCAGATGCGATGCGTGTAATATCTACATTAATATTGGCGTTCTGTGTTATATATGATGAATAAAAATACGGCTCAGCACCATTAATACTTGGCCTACGAATCAATGTGTAAAGATCGTAGAATCTCAGATTGTTATCAGCTAACGTTGCATAGCAATAGAACGGAGAACCGGTCAGTCCGGTTGCACGTGCTGTGATAGCACGAATAGCTTCAAATATATTTAGATTAGGAACAATGTATCTAAACGCAGCTTGCATCTCTGCAGCATTTTCTTCAGTAAGTGCAGCCAATACACCTTCTGGTACTTCATTAGCTGTATTCCAATTTTCTTGAGCCATAATTTCTTGGCCCTGGGCACGTACTGCTATCTTTTGTCCACCAAAGACATCTCGCATCATGTCATTAACTATCTGACCAGGTTTACCTTGATAAGCTTTATTTAAAAAACGAAGTGTTCCGACAAACCCATCATACTCGATGAGGTTTAAACTAATTACATCATCAGTATCAGTAGATGGTACAATATTCTGAACGTTTCTAACAATAAATCGTTTTTCTATAAAGATATCGTTTTGGTGTAACTTAAATTTAAAGTCTACAACTTCTGTACCTTTAAAATCAATTATCTCTAAAATACGATTTGTATCTGCAAATGTAAGATCGCCAGTAAGATATGGCTTATCCATATGCTCAAAGATATTAAAATTAATAATACCTTGAGTAATATCAGTCTGGTGTAAATTTCTTTCAGTTTTTATTACAACCGAAGATAACTCATATTCCTTTGGATCAAACGGTTTATAAGTGCTAGGCATTTCTTACGACTTCCTGAAACTCTTTAGCAACGTCATTTACCACTCTTGGATTTAACACTTTAATTTGCTTAAGCTTATCATTCTCTTGTGCATAATATTCGTATTGAGTAACAGGCGCATATAGCGATGGTCTATCAGCGTGAGGATCGATATCATAATGATTCATATCTGCATCTACATAATATCTTATAGAATTAGGTTCATCAACTGCACCGATCAATGTAATAGATTCCACAGTATCACCGACCTGAGATGTAATAGTTTCTGTAGAATTAAACGAAAGTGAACCTTTAATTACCAATTGACCTAGATCTAAATTTCTATGAATAATCGTGCCAGTTGCACCGGTCGATGAACCAGTTACAGTTTGACCCACTTTAAATTTTCCGGCAATAATATCTTTTGTAGTAAGCACTGTATTAGGATGCAGTTTGCCAACCTTTTTAACTAGTTCAGGATAAGAGAGAGTCCAACCTTGTTCTCTGATATGGTCATTAAGTAAGTAAAAGGTCCAATAGTATTTCATATCACCATATATGTATTGTGAAACCTGATCGGCTCTGTCACCTTCTTGAATATTATAATATCCATAGAACGCAATGTTGTCTTTTACTTGATCGATAATATCAACGTACGCTGTTAGATTTTGCCATCCTACAAACGGCAATCCAGAACCAAAGCTATAAGCATTTTGTGGGAAATTTTTAAAATAGTCACTCATTATTGTGGCCCACCCTTATCATGGTCATATGTTATATTTGAGTAGACATCTCCATTTTGGAATCTTGCTTCTGGCATATATTGAGGATCTTGATACGGATTATATTGTACAGGATTCGATGTGCCCCATGGAGGATTATTTTTATAATCCCCTGCTTCATTCATATAATTAGTTTCCATCCAGTGTGGTGAACCAACTTCAGTGCTATTAAGGAATCGTGTCACTTTGGCTGGATTTGCAGGAACGTATGGTGGATAACCTTTAGATGCAGACTTCGAAGGCGCAGGTGATGAACCAGGAGGTCCATAGTTAGGCTGATAGAATATATCACCTAATATTGCATCAACTGCATCAGGATTGTCTAGCTCACTAAATCCTGCACGTATGTCTTGTTTATCAAGTGCTCTGTATTCTCTAAAGTTAAGTGTTAGATCTATCTCTTGCATCTCGCCATCACCATAAAACGCCATGGCAGTAGGGTTATAGTTAGTGCTCATCGTTATAAGGTGTGCTGGTAAAAGCTGAGTTACAATATCAGCATTAACTCCGTATTTCATTTGTATTAAAAACTTATTTGGAAACTCATAACCAACGTTAAGATTTCTGACTTTAATTGGCTCAGGATACAACTCTAATCTAAACCAGTCTATGATAGACCTTACCTCTTGCGCTTCAGCGGCACTCCGCGGAATAAATTTAAACGTAAAACTATGCTCTCGTAAGTTAACTGATCTAAAGATTGCTCTGATATTAGGATTCAAAGTAGTTTGCAAAGCGCTGTTTGTTACGTTTTGTGCTTTCTGATTCATGCTTGCCACACCAGCTGCAGTAGCTCGAGCTACCTCAGGAGATTGGATCTGTCCTAATATAGCTTTAATATCACCCAAGCCAAACGTTGATGATGCCATATCAGCTAAACTACCTGAGCCTCCAGACATTGCACCGTCAACTACTCCGGCTCCTCTAATACCCAGCTCAGCATTATCGAAAGATACCCCATCTTGAACCTGAATTCCGGGAGGTAAATAGAGTCGAACAGTATCACCTTTAGTACGCGTGCCACCTCTGATTGGAGCCGTAAATACGTTCCCAAGAGTATTAAGTGCACCAGTTACTGTGCCTTGATTCGCTTCACGTTCAAAGGCAGAAGTATCAATAGTCGGGGGAGTTTCGATTATAGTAGTAAATAGAATTCTAGCCTTATAGTCATCCTGATTTACTAATGGGTACTTATATTTTGGCATGAATTTTCCGATAAATACAAAGAAAGTTAGAACTATTTATATGGCTTATTCAGGTAAATACAAAGTTAAAAACCCAAAGAAGTACGCTGGTGATCATACTGGCGTAATATTTAGGTCTATGTGGGAACGACACTGTTTTAAATGGTGCGATGATAACCCCAACGTCAAGTCTTGGTCAAGCGAAGAAGTTGTAATACCATACTATTACGATGGCGATAAGCGGTATCATAGGTACTTTCCAGACCTTAAAATTGTAATGGAGAATCAAACTCTATTGGTTGAGATTAAACCTGATAAAGAGACTAGACCTCCAAAGGGCCAAAAGCGTACAAAGAAATATATTAACGAAGCATTTACTTATGTGAAGAATATGAATAAGTGGGAAGCTGCACAAAAATATTCTACGGATCGTGGTTGGGTATTTCAGATATGGACTGAAAAGACTTTACAGGAGATGAAAATTATGCCTAAGTACATCAAGCCGCTAAAACCTCTTGGCCCTGTGAGAAAAAAGAAAAAATAACAGTATAAATACTGTCATGAGTAATATATTTCAAAAGCTAGAGTTCGAAGCATTTCGTGCAGGTATAACACCACGATCTAAAGAATCTATGGCCTGGTTTCGAAAGAAAGCACAGGCTATGGGAAAAGTAAATCGTAATGCATTAATGAAAGAAGACCCGGTTGAATTAAAAAGCCGTGGTATTGTAGGAAACATGTACATGTACTTCTACGATCCTAAAACAAAAGAGACAATGCCATACTATGACACTTTCCCTTTGACTATTGTTGTAGGTCCTGCACCTGGTGGATTCTACGGTTTAAATCTACACTATTTACCTATACCGCTTAGAGCTAAGATGCTAGACTCGCTAATGGAAATTACAAACAATAAAAAGTACGATGAGACCACAAAATTTCAGGCTGCATATAAAACGCTAAAAGGTGCTTCGAGCCTTAAGTATTATAAACCGTGCTTTAAGCATTATCTTAATTCACAGGTAAGAAGCAGATTTGCATACGTACCTCCACCCGAGTGGGAGATTGCTACGTTCTTACCGACAGCTGATTTCCAAAAATCTGGTAAGTCTGCAGTATATAAAGATTCTAGGAGTATGATCTAATGCCTATGTCAGTTGACGATTTAAAGGGTGCATTGAAAAGCGGTCCAGCTCGAAGCAATATGTTTCAGGTGGTCATGCCGGTATTACCTGGGCTTGTTGGAGAAACTCGCGAACTAAATCTTCTTTGCAGGGATGTACAGCTTCCAGGACGTCAAGTCATTACGAATGAACGCGTCATTGGCATGAAGCAGGTTAAGCAGGCATACGGTTATGCTACCGACGATGTGTCAATGACTTTCTTGGTTACAAACGATTACGGTGTCAAAACTTATTTTGAGCATTGGCAAGACTTAGCTGCAAACTCGATAACAAAAGAATTAGGCTACCCGAATACATATACGCGAGATGTTACTATTCATCAGCTTAAACATGGCATAGGATACGACATACCGGGTTTCCTTGATGAATCAAATGCTTTTAATCTTGGTCCGCTTACTATAACTATTGATGGAGACATATACTCTGACGAACAGAAGATATATAGTGTAAAACTAAAAGATGCATTCTGTACTACACTGAATGCAGTACAATTGAACAATGATCCAAACGGATTGGTTGAACTGAATGTCCAGCTTTCATATAAAGACTGGGTAAAAATTTAAGCTTATGAGGATATATAATGGCTTTACCAAAAATCAACGCGGCGCCTAAATACGCAGTAACGGTACCGTCGACAAAACAAGAAGTAAGATTTAGACCTTACCTTGTAAAGGAAGAAAAAGTTTTGATGTTGGCTATGGAGTCTGAGAACCAGGCTCAAGCAATGAACGCAGTAGTAGATACAATTGTTTCGTGTGTGCAAGAGCCTATCGATAAAAGCGTGTTAACTACATTTGATGTGGAATATTTGTTTACGCGAATTAGAGCAAAGTCGGTAGGAGAAACTACAAAGATTGGACTTAAGTGTACAGAATGCGAACATCCTACGGAGACTGTAGTTCCTATAGAAGATATTGTTATTGACGTACCAGAAGTCGAGACCAAAGTTGAGGTTACAGATAATCTAAAGCTATCATTAAGATGGCCACGATATAACGATCTTGTAGACTTAGGAGCTATGGAATCCACCACAGCTATGACATTTGCAATGGTTTCACGGTGTATTGAAGCAGTTGAAACTCCGGAAGAAAGAATTAATTTTAATGATGAAACAGAAGCTGATAAACTAGAATTTATTGAATCTTTAAGTGCAGAACAATTTGGAAAAATCCGGGACTTTATGGATAAGATGCCAACACTAAAGCATGAAATAGATTATAACTGTGAAAAATGTGGGCATGCTAATAATATAGTATTGCAGGGTATGAACGATTTTTTGTAATATGCCTTTCTCATGAATCTCTTGTGGGATATTTTAAAACGAATTTCTCATTGATGCAAAACCATCATTATTCGTTAACTGAAATAGAAGAGATGATACCATGGGAGAGGGAAATATATTTGACATTGCTTATCGAACATATTAAAGAAGAAAACGAACGAGCTAAACAACAGAATACGGGTAGATAAATGGCCGAAACCACGTTAACAGATCTTATAAAAATCATGCGTTCAGAAATGAAGCAGTCTGATCAAATAATCGAAACTCAAAAAGAGACGAAAGCATCTATTGACGCGTTGACTGCTGTATTCATGAAGAAGTTTAAAAAAGAAGAACGTGGCGGTTTAGACAAACTAGAAGATAAAATAGAAGCTCCTAAATCTCAAACCGGGGGCTATGATATTAAACTGCCTGATCTTCCAGGTAAAGGTATGTTCGATAACCTTGTAGTTTTGGGAGCTCGGTTACTCAGTACAATAAGTGGTATTGCATTAGGTATTGCCGGAGTTGTAGCTGCATTTGCTGGTATACGTGGCTGGGAATTAGATGCAATTAAAAACATAAAATCTATAGGGACAAGATTAAAGGGGTTATTTCCTGGAGCTATTGCTACAAAAATCGGCGATGCTATGGATCTTCTGAGAGTAAGCGTTGCTAAATTCTTTGGCATAGATCCTATGAATGGAAAACTTTTAGCGAATGGTTCTAGGGTTGGGCCAAAAGGATTTCTTCCTAAGGTGGCATATGCAAAAGGCTTTACTCAAATAATAGGTGAAGCCTTTGATTTATTTAGATCAAGCATCTTAACAAAATTTGGTATTGATCCGGCAACCGGTAAAATGTTAGCATTAACAGGAGATTCTGCCAAAGATGCATCACCCATAGCAAGAGTAATTGGTAGACTTGGAATACAACTAAAGAGTTTATTTAGGCCGGTACGAGCGATGGCAAGTGCCTTAGGAGGTTTCTTTAAAGGCGACACATTTAAAGGTATATCAAAATTTGTTGGAGCAGGCGGTAAATTAATTCTTACTGTATTCAAAAAAGTATTCTATCCAATCGGCCTTGTGTTTTCTGCATTCGATGGAATTAAAGCTTATATGGAAAGCGATGCGCAAACCATAATAGGAAAACTAGGTGATGGTGTTGGAGCCTTTGTCGGTGACTTTATTGGTGCACCATTTGATCTTTTAAAGTCAGGAATCAATTGGGTCTTTGACAAAGTATTTGGCGTGAAGAGAGATGAAAATGGAAATGTAACGACTGAAGGCTGGAGAGGCTGGGCGTCTGAAGCAATGACTAAGTTTAGTTTTGAGAAAACAATAGGTAGTATTATTGCTGCGCCATTTAAAGTAATAGAAGCTGCATGGCTTTGGATGAAAGACTTATTCGCAGATCCAGTTGGAACAATAAAGAAAAGCTGGGAAACACTTACAGGAGCATTTACCAACTTCGGAACTTTTATTTACGACAGCGTGCTAAAGCCAGCATGGGACTGGGTTAGTGGAATATTTACGTGGCTAGACACTGATAAGCCTGAAGATTCTGAAGGTTGGGGAGTATCAAAATTAGTTAAAGACGTATTTCAAAACGTAAAAAAGTTTCTTGGTGATTTATTTACGTTTGACTCATCAAAAATAACTCTGGCAGACATTGCAGGTAAAGCAGTAGACATTTATATGATTGTTCCAAATCTAGTACTTAAGGCAGTCACGGGAATAGGCAGCTGGTTAGCAGGATTATTTGGATTTACAGAAACTGAAGGGATGCTAGAAGAAGCAGGCAAGTTTTCTATTAGCGAATTGGCAATGAAAGCATTCAGTGGTGTCAAGAACTGGATTACAGAAAAATTCTCAGGTGATATTAAAATAGGAAATTTTTCAACCAGTATTGGCGATATCATAAAGACCGTAGGAGACAATCTTAGCTTAGTTAAAGATATATTAACTGCGACAGTTCAATATGAAATTACTCGTATTAGTAATGGTTTTAAAAATTCATTTGATCGCATTGCAAACTTTATCAACAACCTAGGCGATAATCTTTATATTATCGCATCGAAGAATTTACAATTTGAATTGGCTCCAATTGCTATCAAAAATCCTTTTACCGGTAATACTCTTGTCGAAATACCTGGATTTAAAGCTGGTGTTGGAGATGCAGAAACAAGAGCGGCTGCTCAGAGCAGAATAGATACAAGAACAACTTTATCTCAAAATAGAATTGAAGCTCGTAACTCAGAAACAGCTACAGCCTTGGGGGTAGTACAGGCCAAGCAGGCTGAGTTAGCAACTAACGTTCAAAACTTTGTTGTTAACAATATTGACAATAGTCAAACCAATGCTAACACAAACAATGCTAGAAGTTACGTTGCCACTGGCAGTACATCAGATACATTTGATCTAGTTGGCAGCGGCAACGTACATGGCTTTTAATTAATCAACTTCTGCAAGTTTAGCAAAATAGCTGAGTGTGTCATCGTCATCTTCGACTTTAACATTCTCTGCTGTTACTGGCGCTTGAGCACGTTGAGGTTCAGGAGCTGACTCAGGCTCATTCATTTGTCGAGTCTGAGCAATAGTTGGTTCACCTGCATTAGCAAATTCTCCAAGTACTGTCATCAACTTAGTTTTAAGTTCATCATAAGTTTTATAGCTTGTAGGATCAGACCATTCGGCTAGATCATACATCTTATCATAAACCGCTTCTAGTTGACTATCATCGCCACCTAAGAGTGGAGCTGGACGAGCAAACTCAGATTTATCATAGTTACGATAACCTTCGACATTACGAATCTTAAGTTTAAAGTCTGCACCTTCCCACATATCAAATGGATTTACTGCATCTTCATCAGCAAATTCAGGTTGCATCATATCCATAATCTTGTCATGGATTTTCTTACCAAACTGATACAAGAAGACTTTGCCTTCACGTTCAGGATTAGCAGGATCAGATACAACATAGACGTTAGTTACATAATGCAACCGACGCTTCTGCCGACGTGCAGCCTCTTTGTCTTCTTCGATACCAGTATTCCATAGTCTAGAATTGAGTTCACCGACTGGATCGTTCTGACCGATTGATGTGAGGGATTTTTCGATATACCATTGACCAGTTGGTCCTTTAAAACCGTGGTCCCAGTATCTTGCCCAAGGTAGTTCGGCTCCTTCACGGGCAGGAAGGAATCGTAGAATAGCGTAACCGTTACCAGCTTGATCGACTGTTGGTTTCCAGATTCGATCATCTGCATAAGATTTCTTTTCACCGCCACCGCCAGTTGCTTCGGCTGCTTTGATGAGTTTAGAGATGTTATCTTTGTT